CCCGGTCGTATGAATGCTAACCAGAAGGTTGCTCAGACTCAAGTGGTGCTCAACACTGACACTGCTACCGAGACTCTGGTGCAGATCAACCAACACTGGGAAGCCTCTGTTCTGATCGAAGACATCGTGGAAGCTCAAGCTCTGGCTTCTATGCGTCAGTTCTACACTGATGACATGGGCTATGCCTTGGCTCGTAAAGTGGACAGCTTCATCTTGGAACTGGGCCGTAGCGTTAACGGTGGTGGCGGTACTTCCGCTTACTCCGGCGCTCTGTCTGGTGCTGATGGTACTACCGCTTATGTGGCTGGTGCTAACACTGGCGTTGGTGCTTTGACTGATGCTGCTATCCGCCGCACCATTCAGCGTCTGGACGACAACGATGTGCCTATGGATGGTCGTTTCCTGATCGTTCCTCCTTCCACACGTAACACCTTGATGGGTATCAACCGCTTTACCGAGCAAGCCTTCGTTGGTGAAGCCGGTCGTGGTAACACCATCCGTACAGGTGAAATTGGTAACGTGTACGGTATCCCCGTGTATGTCACCACCAACGCTGATACCACTAGCGGTTCCACTGCTACCCGTATCGCACTGATGGGTCACCGTGACTTCGCAGTGTTCGTTGAGCAGAAGGGTGTTCGCACTCAGTCGCAGTACAAACAAGAGTACTTGGGTACATTGTTGACTGCTGACACTCTGTTCGGTGCTGCTGAACTGCGTGACTTCTCGGCTGTTGCCTTGGCTGTGCCAGCGTAAGCGTACTGCTTAATAGTAGGTAACTAAGTGAGGCCCCTTCGGGGGTCTCCTTTCTATAGTACTCGTTCCTTGAGTATTACACAAAGGAGAATTATCAACATGGCTAAATTTAAATGTGTACATACAGGCAATATCGTTGAGTTTAATAACGAGAGTGATGCCGAAGTAATGCGTAAACACAATGAATACACCGAAGTGCTAGACGCTCCGCTGGAAGAACCCGCTGCTGAAGAAGCAGCACCTAAGAAACGTAAAGCAATCTCTACCGAGGAATAATTGTATGACCATCTGGCGCGGCCCCGGAGGCACAGGTTCTGCTTCCTCTGAAGTAGATACTACCGAATTCCAAGAATTCTTAGTACAGACACAAGCTGCTAAAGAAGCTGCTGAAGCTGCTCGTGATGCTGCTCTGGCTGCGGAGACCAATGCTGAACTAGCTGAGACTAACGCTGAGACTGCTGAGACCAACGCAGAGTTAGCTGAGACTAATGCAGAAGCTGCTGAAGCTAATGCTATTGCTGCTGCTGAGTCTGCTCAGGATTGGGCTACAAAGACCTCTGGCCCGGTAGCTGGTGGTGAGTATTCAGCTAAGTACCATGCCTTGAATGCAGCTACAAGTGCTTCTGAGGCTGCTGCTAGTGCTGCTGTAGTCAACCCTGCTAACATTGTCTATAACACCAACACATATGCTAACCCTTCATGGTTAACATCACTGGCTTGGAGTAAGATTACTGGTACACCTACCACTATTGCTGGTTACGGCATTACCAATGCTTATACCAAGACTGAGGTAGATGCTTCACTGGCGACTAAGCAAGCAGCAGACACAGAACTGACTACCTTAGCTGGTATGTCCAGTAATCGTGCTACGTTCTTGACAAGTAATGAAGGCTTTGGCTTCCGCAACCGCATCATCAACGGTGACATGCGGATTGACCAGCGTAATGCTGGGGCGAGTGTGACAGTGACTAGCCCAACTGCACCATTTACATTAGATAGATGGAGAGCATCAAACGTAAGTGATGGCGTATTTACAGTACAGCAATCATCAACAGTCCCTGCTGGATTTACAAAATCGTTGATCTTTACTACAACGACGGCGGATGCTTCTCTTGCCGCAGGTCAATACGCTTTTATCGACCAACCTATTGAAGGTTTCAATGTTTCTGACCTAGGGTGGGGCGCTGCTGGCGCACAAACAGCCACAGTATCTTTTTGGGTTCGTTCAAGTTTGACTGGGGCTTTTGGTGGAGCTTTAACAAACGGAGCTGGTACAAGGAGCTACCCATTCAGTTATACGATTAGCGCGGCAAACACTTGGGAACAGAAAACTGTGACCATTGCAGGCGATACAACAGGAACTTGGGCGACTGACAACAGCGCGGGGATTGTGGTTCGATTTGGGCTAGGTGTTGGTTCCACATTTAGCGGGACAGCAGGTGCATGGGCAGGCTCAAACTTTATCTCAGCCACAGGCGCCACCAGCGTAGTCGGCACAAACGGAGCCACCTTCTACATCACAGGCGTGCAGCTTGAAGCTGGCAGCGTAGCAACCCCATTTGAGCGCAGGGACTACGGGCGTGAGTTGATTATGTGCCAGCGGTATCTGCCTTGCTATAGCGCAACATCTGCTTCTAATCAACCAGTTTGTTCTGCTTTTGTCGCAAGTTCTACGGTTATTCGAGCAGTGTATTCCTTAAAGGTTAACCCGAGAGTTCCCCCAACAGGTGTAACTGTAAGCAGCGCATCTCATTTTTCTTTTGGCGGTGCAGGCACGGCCCCAAGCGCAATTACGTTTGAGTCTAGCTCAATTGATGCTTGTGCTGTTCAAGTTGCGACAACAGGTGCTACTGCTAACGCAGGGTCTTATCTGTATTCAGTAAGCGCATCGGCACAAATTCAATTTACAGGATGTGAATTATGACTACGCCAGTTTGGAAACTTTTACCGTTGCAGGAAGACCAGTCAATCCAAGTTGTATGGCGTGAGTGGCCTGACGGTCGTCAAGAGTCCTGCCTTGTGACGGCAACCGAGTACCTGAAATGGCTGGACGCAGGGAATACTCCCCTGCTGGCCGAAGGCAACGCTCCAATCGGAGCTGACACGCCACTGCCTGCGGAGACACCTGATGCTGGTTAATGTCTTAATCTACATCGGTGTATCTCTGGCTATTACCTACGGATTATATGTGTTCTATGCCGCAGTGATGAACATCAAGCGTGTACGAGACATGGGCAAGCTGACTGCCTTGGGTAAGGTCTTTGGCTACCCTACTCTGGTAATCGGCTTGATCTTAGACTTGCTGGTTAACTGGTTCGTGATGACGATCATCTTGCTGGAGGTGCCGCAAGAGTGGACCGTGACCAGTCGCCTGAAGCGGCATCACAAAGAGTCAACAGGCTACAGGTTAGCAGTGGTTAAGTTCTTCGAGCCTGTGCTGGACCCTCTTGATCCCTCTGGTGATCATGTTTAATTTACTATTAAGGAATTATAATGTCTTACAAAACACCAATGCCTGAACGTGGTAGTCGTACCAAGAAGAATAAAGACAAGAAGAAGGCGAAATAATCATGGCACTGCCAACATATTTAGAACTTGTTAATGACATTCTGGTGCGTATGCGTGAACCAGAAGTAACTACCGTTCAGGAAAACGTATTATCTAAACTTGTTGGTAGGCTGGTTAATGATGCCAAGCGACAAGTAGAGGATGCCTATAACTGGAATGCTCTTACAGACACTTTGATCATTGAGACAATAGCCAATACTTATGGTTATGTCTTGACTGGTACAGGTGGTCGCTTCAAGGTTATCGATGCTCAGGACATGACCAATAAGTCTGAGATTAAGGTGCTGAGCACTAAAGCTATGTCTGCTTATCTGCTCAATAACATGAATCCCGGTAGACCTATGTATTACAACTTCAACGGTGTTCACACCACTGGAGATACAAAGGTAGACTTCTATCCTGTTCCTGAAGCTAACTTAAGCTTGTACTTTAACCTGTACATCCCACAAGATGAACTCAAAGGTGACTCAGACACAATGCTTGCTCCTAAAGAGCCTGTAGTGTTAGGAGCCTTTGCTCGTGCAGTGGTTGAACGTGGTGAGGACGGTGGTTTACCTAGCTCAGAAGCGTATGCTCTGTACAAGGCTTCCTTGTCTGACTATATCGCTATTGAATCTTCACGGTACATCGAGGAAGAGACTTGGGAGGCTGTGTAAATGGCACAAACCATCCAAACATTCGCTATCACTGCGCCGGGCTTCTATGGCCTGAACACTCAGGACAGCTCACTTGATCTGGCATCAGGCTTTGCTCTTAACGCTACCAACTGTGTCATTGATCAGTACGGTCGTGTAGGTGCTCGTAAGGGATGGACTAAGGTTAATACTGCCAGTGGTGCTCTAGGCTCTGCTGACATCACAGCTATCGGTCAGTTGGTTACCGATAACGGTTCTGAGTACACTATCTGTACAGGTAACAACAAGATATTCAAGCTGGTAGGCAATACACTTACTCAGTTGACCTACGGTGGTGGGGGAACTGCTCCATCCATCACAGCTAACAACTGGCAGATTGCCTGTCTGAATGAACACTTGTATCTGTTCCAAGGTGGACATGATCCCTTAGTGTTCGACCCTGATGTCAGTACTACAACGTATCGTAGAGTCTCGGAGAAGACTGGCTCATCAGGCACACCACCAGCAGGCAACATTGTTCTGTCTGCTTATGGTCGCTTGTGGATAGCAGACACAACCTCTGAGAAAGCTGTTGTCTATTGGTCTGATATTCTAGCTGGTCACAAGTGGTCAGGTGGTTCTACAGGCTCATTAGATGTTACCTCTGTGTGGCCTAACGGTGCTGATAACGTAACAGGCTTGGCCTCTCACAACGGATTCTTATTCATCTTCGGTAAGAACAATATCTTGGTGTACTCAGGTGCTCAAGATGTGGTTACTGTGGGTACGTTTAAGCTTTCCGATGCAGTGACAGGTATTGGCTGTATCGCTCGTGACAGTATCCAGAACACAGGCTCAGACATCATCTTCCTATCGGATACAGGTGTTCGAAGTGTCCTACGTACCATCCAAGAGAAGTCAGCTCCTTTCAGGGACTTGTCTAAGAACGTACGTAATGACTTGATGGGTGCTGTGGCAGGTGAGAACTTGAGTCTTGTTCGAGCTATTTACAGTCCTTATGAGTCCTTCTACTTACTGACATTACCTCTTCTGAAGACAGTCTACTGCTTCGACATGAAGGCTATGCTTCAAGATGGTTCTGCTAGGGTTACAACTTGGGACAGTATCCAACCTAAGAGCTTTTGCTACCTGCGTAACCGTGACTTATTGATTGGCAAGGAAGGCTATGTAGGTAAGTACTACGGACATCAGGACAATGAACTCAGCTACCGCATGCTGTATTTCACCAACCATACTGACTTAGGAGCTACCTCAGTTACCTCAATCTTGAAGAAACTCTCTATTGTGGTTATTGGGGGTACTAACCAATATGTGACTATGAAGTGGGGATATGACTTTAAAGAGAACTATTACTCTCAAACAAGTAAGATTCCAACACAAGGTATCTCTGAATACAACATAGCTGAGTATAACACCACTGCTGAGTATTCTGATGGTATCTCATTACAGACACTGATAGCTTATCCTACAGGTGCTGGTAAGGTTATTCAAACAGGCTACGAAGCTGATATTAATGGTTCTCCTTTGAGTATCCAGAAGATCGAGATTCAAGCTAAGAACGGGAAGATTATATAATGACAGACTACGTTAAAAGCACATCCTTTGCGAGTAAAGATGCTCTGGCTTCAGGCAATCCTTTAAAGATTGTTAAAGGAACAGAGATTGATATTGAGTTCAACAACATTGCAGCAGCTATTGCTACCAAGTCTAACGGTGTTGATACTGCTCTGACAGGTACTCCTACAGCACCTACAGCAGCGGCAGGCACTAACACCTCACAGATTGCCACTACAGCTTTTGTGACTACAGCGTTACAGTCTCTGTATCCTGTAGGCTCTATCTACATCAACGCAGGCGTGACGACCAACCCCGCGACGCTGCTTGGTTTTGGTACTTGGACAGCCTTCGGTGCAGGCCGAGTGATGGTAGGTTTGAATGGTAGTGATACTTTGTTCGATGCTTTGGAAGAGACTGGTGGTAGTAAGGATGCTGTTGTTGTAAGCCATACGCATAGTACCTCATCTGCTGGTTCAGCTAGCGGTACTTTACAAGCAGGCCGTGGCGGTGATTTTGGTGTTTTTAAGAACAGTGGAGGTGTTTTCTCTCTGTCTGATTCCTTAGGAAATAGAACACAAGGGTCGGCAGGTGAAGGTGGTTATTATACCGCTTCTTTAAGTATTCCTGACCACACACACACTGTTAACTCAACAGGCTCCAGTGGCACTAACGCTAACCTCCAGCCGTACATCACAGTGGCGATGTGGAAGCGGACGGCATAAATGCCTGACAGCATGATAGAACACCACTTTAGCGAAGGCTTATACGCCAAGCAGATGTTTATCCCTAAAGGTGCTATGGCTTGTCAGCATCAGCATAACTATGACCACCTGAGTATCTTAGCTCAAGGTAAGGTTAAAGTCTTACTGGATGACGATAAAGTAGAAGAATATACAGCCCCTGCTTGTATCAATATTGTGAAGAATGTGAACCATGTCATTGTAGCCTTAGAAGACTCTACATGGTTCTGTATTCATCAAACTGAGGAAACTGACGTGAATAAAGTAGATCAAGTTTTAATCAAAGAACATAAGAAAGTAGAGGCTTAATATGCCGTGGATTGCTGCTGGTGCTAGTCTATTAGGTGGTATGATGTCAGGAGACGCAGCAGAAGATGCTGCTCAGACATCCGCTAATGCTCAACTCGAAGCAGCTCGTATTGCTGCTGAAGCTCAGAAGTTCCGTCCAGTGGGTGTTACATCCCGCTTCGGTTCCTCTAACTTCAAGATGAATGACCAAGGTTATCTTGAGTCAGCAGGTTACAACGTAGCTCCTGACATTGCAACCTTACGTGATCAGTTCCTAGCTCAGGCTAGTGCTGGCGGTGCAGGCTTAGGTGCTCAAGGCTTGCAAGGTGCTCAGTCACTGTTCAACTTAGGTCAGCAGTACTTAGGTACTTCCCCTGAGCAGACAGCGGCTGACTGGATGGCAAAGCAGCAGCAACTGTTGCAGCCTAGCCGAGACATGGCTCAGTCCAAGATCACTCAGAACCTGTTCAACACAGGCCGAGGTGGTCTGAGTACAGCTCAAGGTGGTAACTTGGGTAACGCTAACCCTGAGCAACAAGCTTACTACAATGCCTTGATGCAGCAAGACTTACAGTTGTCTGCTGATGCCATGGCTCAAGGACGTGCTCAGACTCAGTTCGGTGCAGGTCTGTTCGGTGAGGGTGCTAAGATTGCTACCTCGGGTTATAGCCCAATTCAGACACAGATTGGTTTGGCTTCTGAGTTGGAGAAACTTGGTCAGAGTCCTCTGGACATTGGTGCTCAGTTGGGTGGTCGTTCTGCAACAGCAGGCGCTAACGTAGGTAACACTCTGTTACAAGGAGGCACTAACGCTGCTCGTACAATGCAACAAGCTACTGGATACAGTCCTTTCGGTTCTGCTCTGCAAGGCTTAGGCAGCAACTCTCAGTTTACCAACAGCTTAGCAGGTCTGTTCAGTCCTCAAGGCACTGGCTATGGCGGTGGTTTTGGTACGGGGAATGCTTTCGGTAACCAAGACTACGGCGCTTACATTTAAAGGATAGATAATGGCTGATGTAATGAATAGTTTATTCGGTATGACTCCTGAGTCTATCCAACGACAACGTGACAATGAGCTTCAAGCGAGGGCTTTGCAATTCGCTAAGCTTGATCCTCAACAGGCTGCTCAGATGGCCTTCTACACTGCCGGTAGTCGCTTAGGTGATGCCGGTGCTGGTTTGTTGGGTGCTCAAGACCCTGTGTTACAGAAGGCTACACAACGTCAAGCGTTGTTGCAGCAAGCAGATACCACAACTCCTGAGGGCTTGGTGAAACTTGCACAGACTTTAGGTAGTCAGGGTTTTGGTCAAGAGGCGATGCAGGTTATGGATCAAGCCCGTCAAGCACAACTCCGTGTGGCTCAGACAGGTAAAGCTGCGGCTGAACAGAAGAAAGTAGAACTGACCACTGCTCAGGAAGAGAAACTTCGTAAGGAATTAACTGCTTTAGGCCCAGATGCTACAGAAGAACAGTATTTGCAGGTTGTTCGTAAGTATGGCGATCCTGATAAGATCATGACCAGTATTCAGACAACACAAGCCCGTAAAGATACTGCTGATGCTAAGATCGAAGCTGCTAAGATTCAGGCTGCTGCCACAATTGAAGCAGCCAAGGAAAGAGGAGCTACACAACTTCAGATTGCACAGTTGAGGGCTGATGCTAGTCGTCAGATCGCCCAACTTACTGCTTCCCTGAAACAAGGACAGCAAGGCAATAAGTCTTTACCTCCTAGCTTGCAGAAAGAAGAAGGTAAGGACTTAGAGGCTATTGATGCTTACACAGGTCAGCTCCAAGCTTTGTCTCCTGCTATCGCTTCTTTGACTCCTGATGAGAAAACAGGTAAGCGTCAACTTGAGTTAGGCCCTTTGAAGAATCTGAAGTATCAGGCTCAGTTAGCTGCCGGTAACTCTACTCCTGAAGCCCGTGCCTATGAAGGTTTGAAGTCTGCCGTTGACACTGCTGTTAACCTGCAAGTTAGTGCTGAGAAGGGTGTTCAGACAGATAAGGACGTGTTGCGCTTTGCCAAGGCTCTCATTGCAGCTTATGGTAGCAACGATACACAAGCTACTTACGAAGCTCTGACACGTTACCAGAAGGCATTACAGTCTTCTCAAGACAAAACTAAAGGTCGTTTGGAGTCTCGCCGTAAGTCTCAAGGTGTTGGTTCTTACTATGAAGGTTCCTCACAAGGCCAAACGGTTATTAAACTGGATTAAATTATGCCTATTTACGAGTACAAAGGACAGCAGTTTGAACTTGCTGATGGTTTATCCAAAGAGCAGGCCCTGTCTAAAATCAAAACTTACATGGGTGAGGCAGCCACACCTACAGGTGGTGGACGCACTACGATGGAGAATGATCCTCGTAGGTCGGACATCCAGCAACCGCGTACATTGGCGCAAGAGGCAGGACGACAGGCAGCAATGACAGGACGTACTTTGTACGAAGCCTTTACTGCACCTGCTACAGCAGTCTTGGACTTTGGTGCTGGTGTCTATAACCTAGGTGCTAACCTTGTTGGTTCAGAGTCTCGTTTGCCTTATGCCTCAAAAGAGCAAGCAGCAATGCTTTCCCAAGTAGCTCCTGCTCCTGAGACAACAGCAGAGAAGTTTACTCAAGGTGGTATCTCAGGTCTTACAGGGCAGGCTAGTTTATCTAAACTGGCTCCTAGTATGGCAGGTCAGTTATCTCGCAGCTTACCTGCTGCTGCCGCTGGTGGTGCTGTGGCAGAACCTGCTGCTGAGTTGACTACTGACATTACAGGTAATCCTTTACTTGGTACAGCGGTAGGTTTAGGCTCTTCTTTGGTTGCTGGTGGCGCTGCTGGTAAAGCAGGTGGAGCCTTTGAGCCTAAGGTTAACAACCTGTCCATTCCTGAAATTAAAGCTAGAGCTGCTGCTAACTATGCCAAGATGGATGAACAAGGTGTAACTGTCAAGCCTAAGAGTGCTCTGGATATGGTTGCTAATATCCGTAACAACTTATCTGATAAGAACTACATTCCCAAAACAGATACTAAGATTGCTAATGCTCTTGAAACCTTTGAGGAAATAATCGGTACTGAGCGTGTACCTTTTGCTAAACTTGAGAAACTTCGCTCTATTGCTACTAACTTGTCTAACGATAATGATGCTAACACTCGTCGTCTTGGTAAAGAGATGGTTAACGGTGTCGATGAGTATTTGAATAGTCTCACAGGTCGTGACATTATCGCTGGTAAAGGTGGTTTAGACACAGCGGTTCAGTCTGTTATGTCTGCTCGTAAGGACTGGAGAGCATCAAGTAAAGCTCAAGTAGTGCAGGATGCTTTCGATGTTGCGGAAGCCCGTGCTAATAACCCAAAGAAGTCTGAAGCTGAATTGATTAGAACCCAACTTGAGAATATCTTGGCCAATAAGAATAAAAGAAACCTGTTCTCAGAAGCTGAAGTAAATGCAATGAAGGCTACTATCAATGGAGGCCCGGTTGATACTTTCTTGTCTATCGTAGCTCGATTTGACCCCCGTAGAAGTCAACTGTCTGCCGGAACTACTGGCGGTGCTTTGGTATATGATCCTATTATCGGAGCTTCTCTGGCTGGTAGTGGTATGGCAGCAGATGCTTTACAAAGTGTTGCTAAGCGTAGGCAGGTTGAAGCATTGACACGATCTATCGCTTCAGGCACTGCTAGAGATGTTCCTAACTATAAATATCAAGGCCTCTTCGGAGGAACTATGGGGTTATCACCATGACATTCGCACTAAGCCAACGTAGCAAGGACAGACTCAAAGGAGTCCATCCTGACCTAGTAAAAGTCATAGAGGAGGCTATCAAAAATAGCCCACTTGATTTTTCAATTACAGAGGGACTTCGTACAAAGGAAAGACAAAAAGTATTGTTCGATTCGGGTAAGTCTCAAACCATGAATAGCCGACATATTACAGGTCATGCTGTAGACATAGCGGTGTTCGTAGATGGTGAAATCTCATGGAAAGCTGAACACTTCATCCCTGTGATTAACCATATCAAGGCTATCGCTAAAGGTTTCGATATACCAATCGTATCCGGAGGTGATTGGATATCTTTCAAAGATTACCCACACCTTGAGCTACATAGGAGTAAATACGTATGATACTTGAATCATTACTCGGAATCGGCGGTAAGCTTATCGACAAACTAATCCCTGACCCTGCTCAAAAGGCAGAGGCTCAACTGAAGCTAGCACAAATGGCTCAGGATGGGGAATTAGCTAAGATGGCTAACGAGACCAAACTGATAGAGCTGAACAACGCTAATACTGACAGTGCCCGAGACATGAACGCTAAGGTTCAAGAGTCGGACAATGCTTCATGGTTAGCTAAGAACACAGCTTATGCTTTAGACTTAGGTATTGTAACAGCTACTATCTTCCTTGCTTGGTTCGCCTTCATGGTGGGTGTACCTGAACAGAACAAGGAGCTGGTCTACATGGCTTTAGGTTCTTTGATTACAATGTGTGGAACGGTACTTAACTTCCACCGAGGTAGCTCACAAGGTTCTAAGGACAAAGGCGGAGAAATCCAGCGATTGAAAGACATGCAGTAGAAACAAAGAAGCCCGTATGAGTTGACGCTCATACGGGCTTTTTCATTTACTCTTCAGTTTCCTTCACCTTCTTAACCTTAGGCGGTTTACTCAATCCACTGAGATATTTATAACGACGAGTCATTCGCTTACCTGCCTCCTCAGAGTCATACCAGAATTCTTTTCCATTCTTTAACTCCTCCAGCTCCTTAGGAGTCAGGAACCCTGTATAAGCTTTATCTAACAGTTTGTTGATCTGCCTCGTAGCAAATTCCGTTTGTCCCTGCACATTTGGAACAGTACCAATGGAACCATAATGAGCTGTGTGCAGCATGAATTCCGCACTGTCAGCTATGTAGCACTCATCTGCCATACAAGCAATCATAGAAGCTGCTGAATAGGCTGCACCTAAGACGGTCACCGAGACATCTCCACGGCAACCCTTCATAGCCTCGATAATAGCCCACGCACTGTCGGTACGTCCACCTGAACTGTTAATCAAGATGTTAACATTGTCATTCTCACCACATGTAGCCAAACAGTGAATAACATCACGGTAGTTTCCCGGAGAAGTAATATCTTCATCCAAGAATACCAAGTGAGTATTCATCTGCTGAGAGATGGTACGGATAAGACCTTTCTGCTCGGGCATCATCATCAAGATTTCTTCGTCGTTGTTAGCTTTACTCATACACCATCCTCATATTTTACACGGGCAATAATATAGTTCTTAACCAAAGAGCTACGAACAATGTCATCAATGTAGAACTCGATACGTACAAACTCTTTCATCAAGCCTGCAATGTCAAAGAACTTCAAGATACCTGACTTGTCATCCTTCTTCTTCAAATCAGTCTGCCTGTAATCCCCGCAGAAGATGATCTTAGACTTGTCACCAACACGGGTAATGATGGTATCAAGCTCTTCAAAGGTCATGTTTTGCACCTCATCCACAACAATGATACTGTTACTGAAAGTAGTACCTCGAATGAACGAGGTAGACACAAACTCAATATGTCCTTGCTCGACCAGCCGATCCCAAGCATCCTTACGCTTGAACAGGTCACTACAGATCTGTCGATAAGGTTGAATGTACACCTCCATCTTCTCATCTGCATCGCCGGGTAAGAAGCCCATGTCACGGCTCTGGACACTACTACGGATAATAGTCACCTTGTTGAAGGGATTGTTACGATCCATAGCCTCTTCCAAGGCTTTGTACAAGGCAATGTATGTCTTACCTGTACCAGCTACACCGTGCAAAGCCATGAAGTAGTTAGAGGCTTGGTATGCCTCGAAGAAGTCCATCTGCTTCTCAGTCTTAGGCTTGATAACAGTCATGTCATCCAGCTTCAACTTCAAGCTATTGTTTACCTTCTCACGAGGAGTTAATTCCTTTGCAGGGATAGCTCTGTTCATAATCTGTTTACTTGCCATTAGTTCTCCCTTTATCAAAACAGAAGCCTCCCTAAAGAGGCTCCTTTGTTACTTAACGAATTGGGCAAGCCCCTGTAGCGCACTCATTGTCATCCAAACCAATATCCAAGCTACTGATAGCTGTGATTAGGCGTGTCTTAGCAACAAGTTCATCATACTGCTCCTTGGTAATTTCTTCCAAAGGAGCCTGTTTGAATCCATGCTCATTGTGAAGCAAGAATGACAAACTCTTATGGTTGTTCTTATAGTTCTTCCTGAGATACTTACGAATCTCAGGAAGTTCCTCTTTACGATAGTACACAGTACAAGACACAGAGTTATCACTCCACACTTCCTGCAACCACTTAACAGTCTCAAGCTGGGCGATAGCTGTCATGTCCTTAGCCAACACAGCATGATCTGGATGTCGGAAAGGGAACGATACTACCACAGTGCTGTGATCCTCAGTACCATCAAAGTTCTGCTGATATTCCACGGGATAGCCATGCTCACGGCAGGTCTGCACCAATGCATGGTTAGCACTGATACGGATACGTCGAATCATGTACCGAGCATAAGCAGGATGACAGCCGGGAGTAACACCGGGAAGCAGACTCAAAGTTCCTGAAGGCTTGACAGTAGTAATCTTTACAGACTCAGGGAACCCGTTGTCTTTAGAGTACTGCTTGTCGAACTTTCGGAGTTCTTTGTAAACATCTTCCAACCATCCTTTCTGCTCTTCCGTAGCTTGAAGCACACCTGTAACACCAATGCCCATACGCATATTCTTATGGACAATATCTTCAGTGATCTTAAGATGGAATGGTAACGCAAGCGAATGCTTGTTAACACGATATAGCAACTTGCAAACATCAATCATCTCCTCTTTAGATTCAAGATTTGGGAGGTACACCTCTGCAAGGCAACAAGTTTCGCCATCAGCCAAGCTCTGCTCCGCACAAGGATTGTAACCTTGGACATCGGGATCAGGGTATTCGGTTTCACCCAACCTTCCAACCTTACGGGAAAGTTTAAGGTTAATAAGGCCATAAGGCTCTCCTTTTCCTTCGTATCCATCCCAGAAGAAGTCATGAAGGTCTCCAATGTCGTGACAAACAACGCTGTTGTTGGACATGGCTCTCCAGCTTGGGATATTACCCAAGTCCCATCGTTTAGCAAGTAGATATTCCACATCGTCTGGGTCTCCAATAGCAATCTGAGCACTGCGGCGCACGTTACCTGCAACCACAATAGCACCAATAATGTTCATGATGTCCAAGCAGTCGACAGGACGTACCTTCTTACCTGCTCGTTTCTCCAGAATCTCTCCGATCTTACCGATACCCCACACCAAGTCTTCAGGGCCACTAGCTGTGCCGCCAAAGCCTTTGATCAAAGCACCTTTAGAACGAATCAACTGCGTCGAGTAGGTGAAAGTTTGTTTACCAGACTCGTGAGCCAAGAAAGCAGATTTAAGCGTCTTACCAAGTAAGGAAACCCATCCTTCACGAGAATCAGGAACGACAAAATCAGCATCAGGAACATCGCTGCGAGTAGGACACTTAAAATCCACATTGACTGGAGGAATCTTATCAACATTAGCTTTCTGAATATTGTAGCCCACACCTGAGCCGAGCATCAACAAATCCATTGCCCAAGTGAAAGGCTCTACGGGTTGATCAACAACCTTGAAGGCGCAGTTCTGGAGACTAGCACCACCAAGTTTATTGACTGTATCTGTACCTAGCTGCCACAGGAAGCGGCCTGCTACAGTTCCTTTCAACTCCATCAAGTATCGTTTCAGTCGTTGCTTCTCATCGTCGTTAAAGCCGACCTTCAACTGTGTATTAGAAGCGTTAACAACTCGGTTAACTGTATCCTCAAATTCTTCTGTTGCGCTATCTGGGTTATGTTCATCCAACCGACGAGCATAGGTACGCTTGTATGTTAGGTAGCCGACTGAGCTGAAAGGTGTTGTGTATTCTGTCATTATTTCTCCGTTAAATATGTCTTAGCTCGATTGAGCCATCCAGTGTCATCTTTGATAAGTCCCAAAGCAGTGTTGCAGGAAGGACAAAGTAGACCACGCACGTTACCTGTTGAATGGCAATGATCTACGAATATCTTAGCTTCCTCAAAACTCCTAAAGCACAGAGCACACTCGTTGTTCTGCTCGTCAACCATACGTGCAAGGTCTTCAGGAGACAAACCATACAGGTGCTTCCTTTGGTACTCACTACGTTTAGTCTTGGTCTTATCATTATACTTCTTGCTGTACTCAGTAGGTTTGTCCGGATTCTGTGCAATCCATTCTTTCTTGTACTGGTCTAGTTCAGCCTTCCGTTTACGGTAGTACTCTTTAAAGTACTGTTTCTTTACTTCAGGATCAGCATGTGGCATAGCATCAGTAAATTTCCTTAGTTAGTTGTTCTTGCTTCTCTTCAATGTAATCTTCAAAGCGCTCGATGATGTCATCACTGTGGATGTCTAACAGCTCCAGCAGTGTGACTTCATCAACTCGTTGAAGCTTCTCTTTAAGTTCTTCAAACGTCAGATTCATAGCTATCGATCAGTTTGTCTAAGTACCATCGAGCCTTCTTCAAGTCCTCAACACCGTTCTTGTCCATGAAGCGCATCAAGTATTGCATCATCTGTACGTAGTCTGAAGCGCACTGATGCGAAAAGGTAAAGCCTTTACTGTTCTTGGTCAGTTTACCCAAGAGCTTCTCAATGACATCCCTGACCTCAATACCTTCTTCCTCGAATAGCATATAGTGCTTAGGTTTATTCACCGTGTCGTACCAGAAGTCCTCTTGAGTAACTCCATTAGCACCTTTGAACCAATCATCAATAGCTTCTTTGAGAGGCTTAGAGGCATGACTAGTCATATACACATTTCCTTTCACATAGTTAGAGTAGCCTGTGCAGGTAATGCAAGGGGCTTCCAAGTCACGATCCATTAAAGCATAGAAGCAACTGTTACACTTGTTTTCCACCGTACTTCCTCCCTAGGTATTCAATAGACAGAAACATCTCATCGAAGCTACCATCTTTAACATCGTTTAACACAACCAAGCCTCGCCAGTGGCGGTTACTCAGTTGATCCATATAGTCTTCATCATGTAGGTAATAACTACCAGTAATAAGACCACAGATAGGCTTCCCGTCAGCACGCTTACCGTATGCAATCTGTTTACCCTGTTGGTGTCCTGCGACACAACTCATATGAAGTTTGTTAACCAGCGCAGAAGCAGAACTAGCGGGACGCCCCATAGCGCCAACAGGCCAATAATGGCTAAAGCCCACACCGGCCATAAATACTGGATATAAGAACTCATGTACTTCCCAATCTTTCAAGTTTAAGTGCTCATAGGTCATTAGCCCCTCAAGCATTGGATTATTCTGCACAGCTCGTGAGAGTCGATGTTCGTGATTACCGCGAAGGAACACCATACGAGGTTTATACACCTTGTGCTTGGTCTCCTTCTGAGTCTTCTGCATTGCCTTCAACGGAGCTAACAGTATATCCATACCTTTGTTACCAGCCTCAACATCAGCTAGGTAGCGTTTACCTTCAAAGTACTTGCTACCAGCCTTGTCGTGGCTGCTCAAGCTAGGAAAGTCCCAATGGTCTCCTAGGTGAACAACCACATCAGGTTTGTATTCACAGATAGCCTTACCTGCCCATTCAAGGTGCTCGGTAGGACTATCTGGTTTACATTGTGTGTCTGGAATACAGAGAATCCTCATTCCTCTTCATCCTCTTTAACGAAGTACTCACCAGTCCAAGGATCAATATAGTCAGAATGATATTCATACATCGCATCCAACCACTTAGGCTGTTCCAAGCGTACCTGATGCTTGATAGCATAGCCAAACACTGACTCCAAGAACTTCACATAGTCATCCATACACTCGTGCCAAGTAGCTCCGGGTGTGTTGATTGCCTTAATGTGTACTTTGCCTTCGCAGTCTGTATAGGTGAAACCATAGGACTGCATAACATCATATTTATTGGTCATCGCTCATCTCCTTCACCACTCAAGGTATTGTTTGTTTGTCGTGCTGCAAGTTTACGTAAGTTCTGGCTAGCCAAGTCAGCCAAGCTCCAACCCATCACTGTAGACAGACCAGCAATCTGCCACAGGACATCACCTACTTCCTTCTGCATACCTACCTCATCCAAGACACCATCACGAATCCACTTGGCATACTTACCTGCTACTTCACCTGCTTCAGAGGT